GCTCCACAATATTTTGAGAAATTAGATCCTTTTACTCAGTTTAATAGAATTGTAAAATCACCATTATTCGGATCTGAAGTCGACGAGATGTCGATATCCCATATAGTTTCTAAAAAGCAATTTTTAGGAACGTTTACAGTTAAAACGGAAGACCCTGTTGGAACTCTTCTCTGGTCCAGACCTATTTCCCCCTTTCAGGGTGGGTTTGGAGCAACGGCCGATTACTTAACATGCGTAAATAATTTAGAATTAATGCACTCATTACATCGAGCATGGAGGGGGGGATTAGAAATAACTATTGAGTCAGTAATGAATAATAAACAACAAGTTAAGTTGCGACTCTTGAAATTATATAACCCCTCAGTCGAAGCAAGTTTGAGTACTCCAGTATATAATAGTATTGCTAATGCACCGTCTTCTCTAATGGAATTTACGCAAGGTGGTCAAGAACATATCGTGAGTTTACCTTACCTATGTAGAAATGACTTAACTCCTTGTTCGGAAGATTTGAAATTTGAAGGTCTATTTCATGGAATGTATTACATTTATTTAGCCCAACCCCTAGTAAATTCCGACGGGTCACCAACATCCATTGAATTTAATATTTACATGAGAGGTGATAAAGACTTAACATTCTATGGATATGTACCTCGTAATATCCAAGTTATAGCCTTTCCTGTAACAGAATTAGTTCCTGAAAAACCAATTTTTAAACCTCAATCTGGTGATGTTAATAGTATCACCGTTATGAATGAACCCCAGTCTCAATCGAATCCAATTTCAGAAGATTCAAAGACTCTATCCATTTCTCATTTTGATCGATTGTTACCGAATTTAGACTTAAGACCTTTAGTTCGTCGTATGTATCCACTGCAAGTTAGTGATGCTTTAGGAATTTCGGCAGATAACGTATATACCGAAATAGTACCTCTAGCAGATATTATTGGTGAGGTTCCCGTTTCAGTCACACAAACCACTTTTCCATCGACTCCCATATCCATAATTTCTAGAATGTTCTATAGTAAGACTGCAGGTTTTAAATTCCAAATTACGTTGCAATCGTTTAAACAAGACGAACAACATACTGGAGTTCAAGATTTACAAGTGTTTGCTATGTATGTTCCACCTAATTTATCAGCAAA